CTTTGCCAAATACGTTTTAAGATACGCCTCCAAGGTATTAAACGCCTCGTTAGCCAAATCGTTCTCAGCGTCTCCAATGGAGGCCAAGTAACCAAAGATAGGCGTTGTATATTTAACACTGCCTTTTTTAGCTTCGTCAAATCCAACTACCGAAACCCACTCGTCTAAAAGTCGTTGTTTGCCTTTGGAGGTAAAATCTCCCCACGCCTGGCATGCTGCTCCCTTTAATTGTAGGTTTGCAATCGAGCCATCCTCAAGCATTATATAAATGCTTTTAACGTAGTGACCGCCTGCGGCCTTCGCTTTCTCTTTGATGTCTTTGTACAGGCCTCGAGCGATTTCGTTCCCTTTAAATGGTTTAACGACCATCTCGTCACGTGAGATGAATTTCACTTCGTTGGCGTAGATGCCGCTTTCGGTTGCGTCGTTCCAACCTTTAATTGTGTGCAGCTCATCGAGTACAAGGAACTTAAACGGCAGCGGAACTGTCACGTTTGTCTTGGTCTCTTTGTCGAAGTAAACGAAAGTCTTTTCGTTCGATTTCCACTCAAAAAATTTTGTTGCTGGGTTTGTTGTTGGCTGCGTAAAAGCAGCGCGTCTGTTTGAAGTAATCATAATCTATTTGTTTTTTATGGCACGAAATTTTGATGCTCGAGCCGTGCATCGGTTATTATGATAAGGCTAAATTACTGTTTTAAATTTTACTGACAAAATTTTTTTGTATAAATCGTTTACTCTCTCGGAATTTACCCCGCGATTGTAGTAAAATCGCATTACTCTTTTAATCCTGGTTAAAGGTGTGAAATTAGCCATCCGATTGCGATTAAGGTTAGTAAAATAGCAGCTGCTTCAAACGCAGCTCGCGTCACAAAGATCAACTCCTTCTTGTTGTGTGCTTTCATGGTCTTGGATTAAATTTATAATTTGTTGCATAAGTGTCTCATCGGTCAAAGCGTTGACCTTTTTTAACATCGTAAAATAAGGCGAGTACTGGTTAATGATTTGGAGCCTTAACTCCTCCAGGTCGGGTCGTCTATATCTTACGTCGGTGTCGTAAATCTTAACCATGTACAAAACGGTTGCGTGATCGTATGGGCGTTTTTCTCGGATTATCTCTCTAATATCTACCGATTTGTATCTTAAATCAACTCGCAAAACATAGCAAAACAAGGCGCGAGCATCAACTATTTCGAGAGTTCGCCGTTTCTCAAAGACATTAACTTTCGTAACGTCTTTGATAATTTTAGCGATTTCAGCGGGGCGGTTAGACTTCATATAAATCAAGGTATCGGTATGAATTTGTAAACCCTCCCCAATCAACCACTATCGGCAGCTCCAGTGTTCGGCGTTTGTCCTTTGACTCGTTGCCTATTTCGATGACTGTCCCCTCTTTATCGCGGGGGTTGTGTCGGTCTTCTAACTGCACGAAAATACTTGTCTCGCGCAGTTTAACTAATTTTCCTACTTCCATAATTAAAATTTTAATGTGATTGATGACTTGCGCGGCGTGATTGATACTTGTGGCACCTCGTTACCGTATGCGTCGAAAATTGTTTGCGTTTGTTTAAGGGCCAATTTCAGTAGCTCCTCGCGCTCTTTGAGGTCGGCCTTAAGGTTTTGATAAATCGGATCGTCCGAGTAGTTGATTGTATCGCCGCCGTTCACTGGTGTGAACTCAACTCCGTAACAAGTCATTTTCTCCTCAGGCAAGTGCTTACGCATCTCCGCGTCTGCTGAGTTAACGACCTCTTTAAGTCGGCAAATGTTCGCCATAAACATATGCTTATCGACGTTGCCCTCTTCGAGTACGTTATCGACCATTCGTTTACCAGTGAGTATTGCGTCTTTTTTTGTGAACGATGGCTCGTACATCGTGATTAGTTGTTCGGAATTTTCTAAGAATAGTTTTGCGTTTGCTCCCATTTTAATTAAGTTTTGAATAAGCGTTAGTCATTTTTTTGTTGTCGTAATAGTAAACGGATTTGACAGTTTTGCGCATCCATTTGTCGAATTTTTTAGCCTCTTTTAGGTTGATTTTCTTTTCCATTTTTCAATTATATTTTCGATTGATTGTTTTACCTCGTTTTCCGAGTCTACTGGTATGAGTTTGTGCAGGATTTTTGTCTGCGTTCCTTCCTCAAATTTAGTTTTACGGCCTGCGCCTCGTTCGTTTCTCATTATTTATGTCTAAATGGTAACTCCTCAACGCGCCAAACGCGCTTACAAACTATTGAGGACTGATTAAAAATTAGTATCGCCTCGGCGATGCTACTGGCTTCAATGTCGATGTCGTAATCAAAGCACTCGTCGTAATGCTCGGTGTAATAATATAGCCTATAAGTTCTCATACATTCGGGCAAGGCGTAAGCCAATATTAAAGTTTGCAATCATTCGTTGTTTGTTCCAGTCCGACACATCCCATCCAAATAAACGCTCGTTGCGTTCAAGTCGGTCTTTGTGGTCATTAAAGCGGCGGTCTGATTCTTTGTACGCTTCAAGTATTTTGATGGCGCGTTCGTGTTTTTTGATTTCAAGTTCTAAATTTTCCATTATGCTCTAAAAATTAGTTGACCGATAAAATAGGCGGCCATGATTAAACAAAAAATGTACTGCGGTTCGCGATGTTGTAAAAAGTATTTCATAGTTGTTGTTATTTGATGAGGCAAATCTACATCAATAAATTAATTAAACAACAAAAAATTAAACAAATTTTACTTTTAACCTCTATTTATACAAATTCTAAATAAAGCGGGAGATAAAAAAGCGGCGGTAAATGTAGAGAATCACCGCAATAATAATGATCAACCAAAGCCACCAATATGATTGCTTGCGCTCAACGTGTTTCTCGCTTGCTTTGGTGGTTTGTGTGGCAGTCTTTTGAGTTTTGCGTGTATTGTGTAGCGTTGTAGATTTTAACGCCTTAAAACGGCTTATTTGAGTTCGTTTCTTAATACGTCCGTTTACGATTGTGGTCTTTTTACCTTGCGAATCAATTATAACCAGGGGTTTAATCGTATCGATTGGCGTGATTTCGTATTCATTCGTATATATTTCCCCTTCCGATACCTCATTTGTATATACTTTTGTGGAATCGGTTACGGTTATTTCGCTTTTCGTATTCGTTTCGGTTGTGCTTTTGTTCACTTTACGCGCCCCGCAGCTCGCAAATAACAATATAATAAAAATATATTTGATTTTATTTTCCATTATAAGTACGTTATCTGATTTTATTTTCTACAATTCGCAAGTTATTGACCTCATAATCGCCACCTTTTTGTACTTTAATATGAGCGAATCCATTATTCCAACTATTAAACGGCATATATTCGGGCGATAAACCGCAAAGCGCACCGACTGACCAGGTGGTTGTTACCTCACCGCTAAGATTTACCTCAGTATGCTCGCTCGTTCTATGGTGGTGTCCTATAATGCAGCTCTCTTTTGCTTTCATATACAACCCACGTGCGGGGTTAACAGGCGGAGCGAACCCGCTAAAAAATTCGTGTCCGTGTAAAAGGGGTAATTTGCCCGCCTTTGCAATTTGTTTTGACTTTACCTCCTGCACGCCGTACTCCCCAAACTTTAAAATCGTTGCAAGCTCAAAGTCAGGAATGCCCAACAGTTCGGGAGCCTGTAATTTTAGAAAGTTTTGCCAGCGATCCTCGTGGTTGCCAATCTTAAAATATATCGGACACTGGAAATGATCCTGCAAATTCTTTAAAAAGTTTCGAGTCATCTCAAGCTCGTCGGCCATATTGCGCAAGCGTCGGTCTTTGATAAAACGCGAGAGCATATACATGTCGATAGTGTCCCCATTTAAGTACACACAATCCACCTTCTCGACTTTGCCGTAATCGATGGCTAAACGCAAGGCGTCGTTGTTTTGGTAGGGGAAGTGAATGTCCGTTAAAAACAAAATGTTTTTGTTGGGGACGATAACCTCTTTTTGTTTGTCGTAGTCGCTTTCGGGTAACTCAAATGCTTTGGTTTTCATAAAGTCTTTTTTTTCTTTGTCCGTTCGTTCTCCAATTGCTACTTTTTGCTGACGTTCTTTTCGTTCGTTGCGATGTGTTCTTACAATACCGCGCGCATTGTCAAAAGTTTTAAAATCAATCGGGTAATCTTTATGCAATAGTCGAGCAATAGCGTAGGTCGATGACTTCGGAAACTTTGCTATATACTCGCGAGCGATTTCGCCCTTGTATGTAATTTTATTCTCCAAAATAAATGTCCGCTTCGGCCTTGCGTCTAATTGTGAGACCTTTTAAAACTTGCCCGCCTGCCTTATTCCATTTTAGGAACTCGGCCCGAATTGACGGATCGTTGTGATTGAAGTTGACTTTACGCAATAGAGTTGATTTTTGAAAGTTTGCGGGGCCTATGTTGTACGTTAGTGAAACGAGCGCGTTGAATTGCGATTGGTCTATTGGAGCCGTTACTAATTTGCTCACTTTGTCGGCGAACTTGTCGGCGATTGCTTTGAACATCTCAAAGGCTTCGAGTTCCGTGATTGGTTTGTCTAGGAGTGTGACCTTTTTACCATTTAAATAGTAGGTATTGCCGTAGCCAATCGTAGGCACTTTCGCGCTGCATAGGTACGGCTTTGCGCTAAATCCCTCAAACATACAAATTAATCGATATCCTTGCGTATTTA